TTATAGGAATCAGGAAAATAGTTTTTTGCTAACTCTATTAGATCCTGCCTAAAATCCGTAAATTCTCTATTAATATATTTTATGTCTCTTTCCTGTGCCATTATTGATCAAAATTTATTACTAACTCATCCTCAATGTTAGTGCTGTCTACTTTATATTTTAAAACGAATTGAACTGTATTTCTATCTGGTATACCCTCGATAGCCATATCAGTTGCTATTACTCTAGGAAAGTAGAATTTTAAGTCTTCTTTAATTAGGCTATTTATTTCCCTAAGTTTATCTTCTGTTAACTGATCAAATAGTAAGGCTTGTAGTCCGTTACCAAAGTCAGGGTTTAAGTATCGTTCCCCTCTAGCAGTTAAAAAGAAGTTAATTAAATTAGTTTTTATAGCGTCTGCGGAAATGAACGTAGAGTTAAAGACTGCCTTACCGGAGAAAGGAAGTTTTACTCCTATTGCTTTTCTAGGCTGTAAGTCTAGAGGATTAATCTTTTGAGCGTTCATTGCCATATTTACTGTCCTGTTCTAAATTTTGTTTTTTCATTAGCTGCGTCTAATATTGACTTAGCTTTTGAAACAAAATCTAATTTACTTATATCTAAACCGGGCATTGGTCCGTTATTTTCTCTTACCATTTTATTGCCCATTGTTGATGCAAAGTTAGGTTTCTGTACTCCAGAAGAACCCATTATGTTACTTGCATCTTCTCTTGTCATTTCTGATGCTGTTTGTTGTAGCATCTCATCTAATGTTGATTTACCTTTTCGTGGAGGTACACTCCATCTTCTTGGTTGATTTTTAAGAACTGGTTTTTCATAAGGAGCAGAAGCAAATTTTACTGCTTCATTCATTACATCTTGTAACTCCTCCTTAACAGCAGATCTTACTTCTTCCCGAATAATTTTTCTCAGTTGATCTAGTTTCATGTTTATAAATAGTTTAGTTAAGAAAGTTGATTGATAATACTTAGTTTTAAAGTGTCAATTAATACTGTAGTAGAGGAGCTGAAAGATTTAGGTCCTCTAAATACTATAATATCTCTTTGATCTTTTGCTACTGCAAATCTTCTAGGTGCAATAGCGGGAGAATTTATATCATTAATTATTTCTAAAAAATATACTTCTCCATTAGGAGCTAAAAATTCACTAGCAGCTAATTGTCTATCTGTAACTTCAGTTGAGCTCTCAGTTTTTAATTGGTTTAATAAGTCTTTTAGATCGTCTGTGACTTTATCATCTAAATTACTATTTTCTATCTCTAGTAACTTACCTTCTAAGTCACTTGATATTAATTGGTCTGTGTTTTCAGCTAAGCTTCTCCATCTATTAGTAGGTGAGCCTGGGTAGTCTTCTTTTCTAGGTTTATGGTCAATTAAGCATTCCCAATTGCTTTCTTCATATAATACTCTATCTTTTTTGAAATAGAATTGACCTTCGGCAAATGTCCATTTTCCTCTAAAGTTTGTATCGTTAGCATCAGAAAGAACTCTTGGACCTAAGTCATTGAATATATAAGTTAGTTCTTCTTCTCCTGTTTCAGTATTAACTCCTCTTTTGGCTAACCCTAACCTTATTAACTCATCTTCATCTGTATCTCCTTTTCTTATACTCTCATCTAATGAATGTTTCATTTCACAAGTACGTACATTAATATCAGCTTTATTTAAAAGTCTATCTATAGAGCTGAGAGAGTTACCTGGTGTCTCTAAAGCAACTTCTATTGAAGATATTAACTCATCTATTTGTTTGATCGACTCCTTTAATAGATGTAATAAATCAGCATACTTAGTAGTAATGTTTATTGGAAGACCTATACCAGGAGGTACAGCTTGTGGTATAGGAAGAGCTAATATAAGAGCCAGTGCTGCTTTAAATCCACTTACTGGAGGTTTAAGTTTATTAGGTATACTTTTAAATTTAGATAGTTTACCATTTACTCCGTTAATAGCATTTTTTAAACTGTTAACCTTGTTTCTAATTCGATTTATAGCTTGAGGAGTAGCACAGCCATCTATTTGTAACTGCTTAATTATCCCGCCGGCTTTCTTAAGTACGTTACCTACTACGTCCCCTTGTAGTTTACCGATTTGTTTCGATACTATTCCTCCTAGTCCCGTTTCTGGTATATTTACGTATGGCATTATTCAGTGTATACTTTTTTAGAAAGTAGTTGTTTTAATAAGTTCTTAATTTGAGGTATTACGGGTAGTACTGAGTTAGCAGTAGCTACCATTTTTGCTACATAAGCAGGTGGTGCTGGTGGTGCTGTTGCCATACCTTTTACTATAGTTTCGAATTGAGTTACAAAATCATCTAACCAATCTATTGATGTTTGACCTAATAGTACCGGTTCTTGTTCTTTAAATGCATCCGTTCCTAGATATATTTTTTCAGCGTCTAGTCCTACATACTCTTCTCCATCTATTCCTATAAATTTAGAATTTAAACCTATAGCTTCAGTAGCAGATATAAAAGCACTGTCTTCTTTAGCATTAAAGAATAGTCTGCCAGAGTTTATTATAATTTGATTACCTTTGTAAACATCAGGTGCATCAGGTGATTCTTCGAATGCATCTCGTTTTTCATTTGCTTGAGTTAATTCAAATGTATGATCAGTACCTATATAGATTGAAGAAGGATCTTCATTTATATCTTCTATTACAGGTTCATCTCTATTAGGTGGATCGGCTTGACCGTTACTGATAATTATATAAGGTTCGCTGTTATTAGAGTCATCAGTAAATATATTGCTGTCAAATTTAGTTCCTCCTAATCTTATACTATTACCATGTCGTCCTTCCATAATAACATCTCCAGGAAATGTTTGTATAGGGGCTACATGCTCTTTAGGTTCAAAGTTTTCTCCAAAATCAGGATTATCCTCTTGTTCTGGGAATTGTAAAGTATCTGGGTATACATTATGATTAGGATGATTCCATAGAGGTACTGTTCTGACCCAGTAGGTTTTAGTAGCTGCTGGGTTATTACCTCTATCTTGAGTAGGAGCATTAATTAGCTCTACTATCTCATTCTTTAAAGGTACTTTTTTAAATTCAGATACGCCGGCATAAGCAAATTTCAATTCACCTTCTTCATCTTCAGAGGTACCCTCTACTAATTCTCTATATAAAACTCCGTTAAGAGATACAGAGCTTCCAAATTTTTCGTAATCAGGATGAAAAGGGTCTAGTATTATATCTATAACTCTACCATATCCAATAGAGCTAGCTCCAGAACCTCCTCCAGCTGAACTACCTCCCATAGAGGAATAACCTGTACCTGCGAAATTACTCGGCATCTTCGTCCTTTTCTTCTTTTTTTACTTCTTCGATCTGTTGCTCTATATTTTCCTGCTCATCAAGTAAGTCTTGTAGATCGGAAAAATCGAATTCACCGTCTCCTTTAGCTTGAGCACTTTCAATCCTTTGAATAATTGTAGCTAACTTAATTAAAGCTTCATCATTCTTAACTCCTATTTCCATGTATTCTTTTATCATAGGAACAATAAGAGTAGCGTCGCCAATATTTTCTATTAGAGGTTTAAGTTCGCCTATCAGGGCTTTAACTTGTCCTCTAGTCTCTTTTGAATTGTCATATATTTCACCGAAGAGATCAGATAGGTTTTTACCTTTGAATATTTCTTTATCTAAACTCATAATAATTATTTATTATAAATAGACTTACAAAGGATTTCGGTTAATATGACCTAATTCGTACAGCTTTATGTACTTTTCTTTAAAATCTTCTTTGAGAATACTAATTACTTTAGTTAGACGAGGAGTATTACAGTCGGTCATTTCTCGAATATAGATGTATAATGCTTTTTTCTTAAATATTTCAAGGTCGTGACGAGTCTTAAAGATAGTTAATACTGCATCTGCAATATTTAAATCTTGTTCGTTTATGAAGTACTCATCAAGATTTTCATACATCTCTTCTACCCACTTATCTATAAAAGAAGTAAGAGTTACTTCTCCCTCATCTGTTTCATGGGTATAGTTATAAGTTGAATCCTCTACATTAGAAAACGAAGTATTTTGTTTAAGCTTCTTATAGTTCTTGTTGTTATAGTTAATTAACCAACGCTTTACAATAGTACCAAAATAAGAGTATGCTTTTGCTCCATTATCTGGGTCAAACTTCATTATCTTTTCTTCTAGTAAAACTGTTACTATTTCATGCTTTAAATCTTCTATTTGCTCTACATCTGTATAGTAAAACTTAAAAGTATGTATAATGTTTTCAGCTAACTTATAAAAAGGAAGGTAGATGTGATCGGTAAAAATTTTGTTTCTGTAGTCCTGATCAACGGAACTATTATATTTTTTTATGTAATCTTCTGTCTCTGAAGTAAAATAATTAGCTTTGCTTTTCTTTCTGGGCATAATTAGGGTCTGAAGCAGTAGCTTCTAGCGTGTCTTGTATTTCTTTGATACCGTTAAAGAAAAAACCAACTTCGTCGTCTGATTCAAAGACCCCTTTCGAATCGAGTTCTGTAAGTTTAGTTTTAGACTCTAGAATAGTACTGTATATTTTTGTTAATAAAATTTGTTGTTGTTCTGTAACATCTTCGTATTTCTCTACTTTAATCAGTAAGTTACGAAGAATATATCCAAATACAAACAGTATTACTATAAAACTTATTAATAATATATAAAAACTATTCATTATAGGTTTTTTAACATATTAGAAAGACCTGCTGATGAGTTAACTCTTTTACCTGTAGAACTATTGGTTTTCTGAGTTTTAGGTTTAGAATTACCTCCATTTCTCTTCCACATATCATATTCAACCTTAGAAGCTAAGAAATCTGCTGAATGTAGTACTGATATGATAGATGTTTTTTGTCTTGAAGATTCCATATTGCTAAAGAAGTAAGCTTCATTAGCTTTATCGAATACTCCATCATGTAATCTAATACCTAAAAATTCATTCTGACTTAACTTAATACCGAACTTCTGAAGAATAAATAATGATCTGTCTGGTATTAACATAAACTGTAAGTCTGGATTATAGGAATACATCTCTGATAGCTTATCCTGTCTCCATTTATCTGTCTGAGGCATATAGTTTGGACTATCTCCATCTCCCATCTTACCTAAATCATGGAACAATGCGGCAAAGACTAGCTCTTCTTCGGTGTAATCTATTGAACCACCCATCTCTTCATATAACCTCGACTGCTTTACCGCATATTCCACGACTCTATTAACGTGATCTACATACCCTCCGGCGAAGGCATTATGGTGCCAAGCTTTACCACTAGCAGGAGCCATTACGTAAGTTTCCTCCAT